TTCGCCCTTTGCCATGCCAGTTTTTTCGTCTGTCTCGTACCCAGATTCCCAAATGTCGCGGCTAATATGCCCGAACGAATCCGCGTAGATAGAATTGTTAGACATGGCGCGCCAGTTTGGAATGTTGCCATCGCCCCAATTTTTTGCTCTGATGTATAGATGATCGTCTGGGTCTCCAATTGCGATTTGCGCAGATCGGCGAACGTTTCCGGCAACGACGATTGAGCCGATGATGTTATTTATATCAAGAACGTCGATTGAGCGAAGTTTTTTTCCTTCTCGGTCTCGGAGCACGGTGGTTATTTTCTTCATGCCATCCACGAGAATTTGTGGACCTGACGCCGTTCCGCCGAAACCATCAATTTTTTCTCCCGCGCCACGAATCAAAATCGTAGAATATGTAAACGATTTTCCAGTCTCAAAATAAGCCTGAACAATGTTGCGTAAGAGACTTACCCATCCTTCGCGGCTGTCCGGAACTATAAAATCTGCGTCCTTGGTGTTCTTATGCTCAATGTTTATTCCAGTTTTTATTTTTGGTAAATCATGCACGTTCTCACGTTTAACAGAAAACCCAACTCCACCGCCAAGCATAAGGTTCTCGAAAACGAAACAGAAGTCTTCTGGCTCATTCATAGACACAAACCAGCAATTCAATAGGCTAGCGCCACCATATCTAGCCACGGTGGGTGCGCCTAACTGCCAAAGCATTCTACCAGCGAAGTTGCATTTTAAATTAAATACAAGATCATACAGGCGCTCGGCTTCCAGTTTTGTATACCCAGCACCAATCGATTGTGCGCCTTCGACGCAGCGGGCAACAGTTTCATGCCATTCTTCGGTGGTACCGTCGGGCTTCGGACGAGCATATGTACGTTTATATACAATGTATCCAAGTCCATTAAATCCCCAATTCGGGGATTTATTTTTATATTTTTTGAGGAAGTCCTCAGATAAAATCTTTGTTAGCATAATATTATTAAAATTCTAAAGTCTATGTGTTTGTAGGAAAAGATAAGTAGGTGTTAAAAAAAATAAATCTAAATAATAAAATTAAAAATATTTTACGTATTTTTGTTCTCGCCGCTTTTAGATTGGCGATTATTATTCCACTTATTCTTCAACTGCGCCTTTAAGGAATTATCCCCGTCTTCCATTAGGGCTTGAATCTCGCCAGATTCTTTAGTCTTTGTGTCATACAATTCAATCTGCCCCGTGCTTGTGTCCATTTTTGAATATAGAGTTATACCATCTTGACCAAATCGATTTTTAATTACATGGCAGCGAGCGGTGTTGTTGGCTTTGTCGGTCGTGTTACGAGAAACACTCAACACAAAATCTGCGGTCATGATTTTTCTATAGCTATCGGCGATGTTATGCGCTTGAACAACATCTTCCTGTCCACCGGCACGGTTCGTCTGGCTGGCAGTCCACACAGGTATTTGCAACTCGCCCGCCGCCTGACGTAACTCTTCGTATATACCACCCATTTCTGAGTAACTATTGCTATTTTTTTCCTTCTCCAACGGCTTTAAAATATCAGCATAATCTACGATCATTACATCAATCTTGAAATTGTGAAGCGTCTGTATTCTTTCGACGTGGAATTTCAATGATTGCGCACTAACGGTCTTCAATGGAAAATATTTCACGAAAAGTTTTCCTTTGATATGCTTTAGCTTTTCTTCTACAATCTCCTGCTTGTGTTTAATTTCTTGGAAATTGATCCCGGTAAAGCAACAATCATATCGCAATCCCACGTAATTTTCGTTCAGTTCCAGCGTGAAATGTGCCACGTTCTTTCCGGCTTTCATCGCCTTAGAACCCAGCGAGCACAGCAGCCAAGATTTACCAATACCAGCGGGAGCCACGATCACTCCCAACTCTCCCGGCCCAAGCCCGCCATCTAATAATTCATCGACCACCGCCCAGCCGGTTGGCGTAACCTTGCGGCACATTTCGCTCATACGCACAGCAACGTCTTGGTGATAATTATGGCCGATGTTACGTTCCATACCGGCTTTCATCGCCTTATCTACCAACGATTTAATCTCGTCATATTCGCCCCGCTCTAAATGATTACAGGATTGATAGATAGCATTTTTTAATGTTTGATTTTTGCAAAATTCCAAAAATTGCTCTTTGCAAAATTGCAAATCCGGGGCATTCTTGTGCAGGCTTATTGCATGAAGTTGTGATATAACAGCCGCCTTAAAATCAGGATTTGCGATTGTATCACACCGAATCTTAAATACTTCCGCCGTTGGGGTATCTTTATACTCCATTAAATATTGAATGCACTCTTTTACTATCCATCGGTGCGATTCGTTTTGAAATGCTTGTAGATCAATAATATCTACAACACGCTCAAAGAACGTCTTGTCTCGTATTAGTGTTGAAATAACTTTCAACTGAAAGTCGGGTCCAAATTTATGTAGGTTGTCGATGATTACTGGTGCCATAATTAATAATGAAGTTGTAGTCTAGGTCGCTGTATGTGTTAGTCAACTGATAAATACTATTGCCGAAAACTTTTCCGAATCTCTTCTGCTCTGGCCTGCATTAGATTTTTCAGGCCATCTTTTTTATTGGTTCCGCCGCCAACAATTTCGACCCACCGAGCTTCTCAATAACTTTACGAAACACCGTCACGCCCGCGAATAACGGCGTGTGCATGGTCAATTCAAGCTTGTCCAAATCCTTCTCTTCGAAGCACACTACATCGTATCCAAGAATGTTAAATGCTTCCCACGCACAATAGAAATTGATATTGGGGAATGTACCGTTATTTGTTTTTACGTAAGCGTTCACGAATTTTGTATAGTTGCCAAGGTCGATAAAGGTTGAAATACTTCTTGTAGCCACGCATGATAATTTGGAATTGTCGCGTGCATACCGTGCGAATTCATTTTCTGAATGAAATGAAATTTGTTGTATTGATGTATCATCTCAGTTGCCGCTTCCACTTTCATCTGTAGACCCGGTGTAAAATTTGGATCTTTTAATTGCATGAGAGTGTAATTTCTCGCCACAATTTCTGCCCGCTCAACTATATTGGAATACGCCTTCTTTTCATTGACTCGATCTTTGGCTATTTCCAATAATCGTTCAACCGAAGTTTCTTGCGCGTCCGCTAAGATAGGAAATATCTTTTTTGCCGTGGCAAGTTGTATTCCACCCACGCCATCAATGTTGTCCGACTTATCACCTTCTAAAATTCTATAGTAAATAAAATTTGTTGGATGAATGCCATATTCGTTAACAATGTCCGCGACTCCATATACTTTCTTTTTTGTGGGACTCCATATTGACACCCGGTCACTTACCAGTTGCAGAAAATCTTTGTCTCCACTCATGATCGTGATGTGAGACTTTTTAAACATTTGTGTCGCGATGTATCCGATAGTGTCGTCGGCTTCGATATAATCGATTGAAATTACACTGACCGGCAGTTCCTTTAGAAATCCAATCAACGTTCCCATTTGATCTACAATTGCCTTATGCTCCGTCGCTGGGTCACTCATGTCCTCGTATGCACGGTTGACTCGTTTCGGTGAAGACCGGTGGTTTTTATACTCAGGGTATATGTCTTTGCGACGTTTACTGCCACCCTGACCATCAAACACGATTATCACTCTTGTCGGCTGTAGCAGTTTAATGGCGTAGCCAAGACTCGTCAAGAATCCAGTTATTCCTCCAACATGCTCGCCGTGATCATTTAATGTCGGAACTACGGTCCAGCACCGGATAAAATTATTGGTCCCATCGACCAACAATATATTACTGTTTTTATCTCGCCGCAAAACGCTGGGAGCATTTGCGTGCTCGGCTTTTATTTGCGCGAAAATTGAAGTGAATTTCTTCTTTGTTTCCGGGTCCATAATGTAAGAACCGTGTGAAGGTATTTCACTTCACACGGTAATTTGTGATTAGTCTTCCAAACCTTCGCCGTCACCGTCCGTGTCAACGTCGACGGTTTCATTGCCCGACGGAGTTGCGTATTTCATAATATAAATGCCGCACATCGTGTTGTAAAGATACTCCTTACATTCCGGACGGTCGACAGTTATAATCTTAACAAAGTCTTTACGCTCAAATCTAATCGTTTCTGGCTCTTTGCCGTCAACTGTCATAATGAACTGTAGCTCCTTTGCTTTTTTATCTGCCTCTTTTTCGTCCTCCTGCTCCTTCTTCGACTTCTTCTTTTCGCCGGGAAGTGCCTTTTCTTTTCTAGCGTTGGTTATTACACCCCACTCCAATAGCTTTTCGAGCCACGTTCCGTAGTTATCAATACCACGATCATAGAATAGATTAAAATCTACGCTACGCAGTGGAGGGCCGAGGCGATTCTTAACCACAGTACATTTGGTATTTACACCAATGACGTTCTTTTCAGCGTTCTTGAGTTTATTTAGGCTCTTGAGGCGCAAGCGTACCGACGAGTGGAACGCGATGGCCTTGCCGCCAGATGTCGTCCACGGGTCCATTCCCGGCATGATAAGTCCAACCTTTTGGCGAAGTTGATTTGTAAATACGACGCATATACGTTGGGACGCGATCATTCCAGTAAGCTTTCGCATAGCCTTGCTGATGATGATTGCCTTACCCGTCGCGTATCCATCTTGCCCGTGATCTGCTGCCATTTCCTTGTCGGTCGATGCCGCCGCAACGCTATCAACAACGATTGTCAATAGTCTATTTTTCGACGCTTTACGAGCAACATTGATGACAGTTTCCATTTGATTGAAAACCGCCTCCACAGTATGCAACTTCAATATTGTGAACTTATCACGTGATACGTCAATACCAAGTGCTTGAATATAGTCATAATCGTACGCATCTTCTGTGTCGATTAGGACTGCCATGCCTCCCTTTTTCTGGGTTTCTTTCATAACGAAGATAGAGACCAAACTCTTTCCCGATCCCTCTAGCCCGGTTATTTCGGTAATTTTCCCGACGGGAAGCCCGCCGTTTGGCCGATTTGCGATACTAAGATCGACTAAATCGTTACCAGTTGAAACCCAGTCCGATACTGCCACGGTATCAGCATCGATAAAAAACGCGACATCTTCACCTTGACTTTTGTTGACAGCAGCCGCCAACAATTCTCCGAGGTTGTCACCCATATCGACTTCTACCTTTTTCTTCTTTTCAATTTTTTCTTTTTCCATATAGTTAAAAGTGTGGATGTATGGTGCTCCCTTATTTTGGGGAGCACCACCACATCATTATTAATACTTACCGGCCCGATCCAACCTTATTGGTTGAAAAGATTTTCGAAATCGTCGGATACTTCCTTGGTAGTCGCGGGAGTAGCCTTGACCGACGCCTTTGCTGTTGCACTTACCACTTCTTTGCTTGGAGCCGGTGTTACAGGTTCCACAACATCGTCAGCGATTGGTGCAACTTGTGGATCATTTACTTCCGGGTTTCCCTCGGCAGAATTCATCCACACGTCCATCACCGTGGTCAATTCTTCGTAAGTAGGCTCTGGAAATAAATCCGTAACCTTCTTTTGGTTCTTAACCTTTTCAAAAATTGCCTTGTCCGTCACATCAAACGCAGGGATTTGATTTGGCTTTACGCGAATCGTCGTCTCTGGGAAATTCTTTCCGGTTTCTTCTGCCGTCTTGAACTCGACGAGAATATCTCGTCCGGTGCGCAAGTCAGTAATATCGCCATAATCCGCATCAGCGATGATGCTTAGAATTTCACTATACACTTGCTTGCCCATGCCCCAGAACTTTACACCCTCGGATTCGCTTCCGCGAACCAGAATTGGGACATAAGTACGGAGTTTTGGTTCAAGTGCACGTCCTTGCTTCCATTGTTCTTTGTCTCCACTCTTTTTCAGAGTATTGGCAAATTCCACGATGGGGTCGGGGCGATTGAACGTGGTCGGACTAAGATAAGTCTTACCGTTCATATTATAATGAAAATACAGTTCGATGAACGGATTTTCAGGATTGTGCGCGTAGGGAACGATTCTAATTACATTCTTTCCCGGTGTCGGCTTCCACACACTAGTTGTCTTAGTCGTGTTGTTCTTGATCTCTTCCAGCCGTGATTTAATCTTTGCAATGTCTATAGCCATAATATTTAATTTATTAATTGTTAATGTTTAAGTTTGACCTTGTGAGAGTATTACTTGGTCATGTGTAATACAATGAATCATTTAATGCTAACCGTCAATATGTAAAAAGTATATATAGTCTTTTTTCAATTGTTAATTAGTCAATAGTTAATTCAACGAATAAATATACGACGAATTAAATTTTAGTCAAATACAATCACGAAACTTGTATTATTTTTATCAGGCGAGTCGGAGTTACTTTAACGTTTCCATCCTTGGCCGCGACGAATGAGTTTCTATATTGCTCCCAGTTAATTTGATACGACGAAGAAACTTTTCCGCCATTTTCCAATTTAATAATCTCGTTAAGTGCGTTGATAGAATAAATCACATTATACTCTTTTTTCCTATGTACAGAAATAGTATTGACGTGAAATTGCCCACTTGTTTTTTCTGCATTGAACGTCAAAAATATATCGTCCTGATTTGCACCGCTTTGTAGAACATATATCTTTCCATCTACGATATTGTAGTATTGAGTCAGAGAAACTATATCATCGTTGAACAGCTGATATTTTGTAAACGTACACAATAACTGGGCATCGTATTGGCGCATATTTTACGCCCCGTTTTTCTCCGAGAACAACTTGAATTCGTCGCGCTCTACTTGTTTAATCGGAACAACCTCGCCGGTTAATCCCACAACAGCGCGAACTTCTCCTGTTTGATCCCGCCATTCACCATACGGTGTAGGTGTCCATCCCTTGCTCTGTGCAAACTTAATAGACAACTCGGCGTATGGTGGCGGGATTGGTACGGAAGGAGTCGCTGGTGCAGTTGTTACTGGTGCGGCGGCATCGACGCCGCCAGAACCGCCCTTTGCGACTCCACCACCACCACCACCACCACCACCACCTGACGGCGATGCTGGTGGCAGTTCCTCGGAACCCCCAGTATCGTCTCCACCGTCGGGTTTACTGCCCGGAGATTCTGGTGCATTAGAATTCGCTGGACCGGTCGCGGCGGCTTCTCTGTCGCTTGGGGGCAAATTACCACCGGGTTCTGTGGTAGGCGCTGGTTTAGGTGCACCGCCCCGTCCGTCTTGTCCGGGCTCGGATATAGTACGATCTTGTTGCGACTGCCGCTTCTGCTTGCCCTTTTTCTTATAATACAAGTTCATTCCACCTTTACCGTGGGTTGGGTCGGCAATAAAATGGGTACCTTTCTTGATTGCTGCGTCGCGATAATCTTTGGACGGAAACGTAACTAGCCAACCCTCGCCGTTGAAAGCTTGTCGATCTGGATACTTGCCATCTTTAATTACCAATTCTGCCAAAATAGAATCGATCTCTGGCTCTTTCATTCCACGGTCGCGCATTTTCTCGGCGAGGACTTCTACGTGTTCACAATTATGCAAACTGACGATACCACTATCAACCCTAGAATCAAGCGCCGCTTCTAGTAACAGATCGTTTATAAAATTTTTGACATTCATCGTAGCATATAAATATAAATACCCAACCCAAATCGACCAGATATTATATATTTATATGCTTCATTTCGCCATAGTTGTCTCCGGTATATACCTTAACCGGAAAGCGATCACGCTCCATAATGGTCTTAATCTTTTTTATAACGTCGTCAGATTCTTCGTTGTGAAGGTCGAACAAAATACTATCGTAAGTATACAGCACAGCTTTTGTTTTCTTGCCTTCCAGAAACGTCATTAGCTCACCCAGAGTCTCCACAGCCACTTCCGTCTCAAACGCCTGTAGTATGTAATTAAAAAGCTTGTTGGGGTTTGGATTGTCTATGTGACACTTTCTTATTTTTCTGTGATATTTGGGCGTTTCTACGTACCCATTGTCTTCAAAGAATTTCCAACGGTGATCGATATAGTCTTGAACTTTGGCGAAGTACGGCACGTGAA